TAAGTTTAAAAACAAATCTATCACAGTTAAAAAGATAGGTAAAAATGATAAAGGTGATATTACGATAAACGACAAACCTTTACTAAAAGTTAGAATACCATCATTCAAAGAGTTTGCTGAGAAAGCACCTAATACTGCTGACGCAATGAAAAGATATAGAGCAGGCAAGGCTGGTTTCACAGACAAAGCACATCTAAAAGCAAAAGGTTTAATACCTAGAGCAGACGGAACAAAAAGAAAGAGCGACAAATACAAATGAAAACAATTAGTGAATTACTAAAAAGAAATACAGGTAGAAGTAAACCTGTCGTGTTTGCATTTGGTAGATTGAATCCACCTACGATTGGACATCAAAAGCTCATAGAAAGAGTTATTACAATAGCAAAAAGGGTTAAAGGCCTACCTGTGCTATATGTAAGTGCAAGTCAGGATAAAAGAAAAAATCCATTGACAGTAAAGCAAAAAGTAGATTACTTAAAAAAAGTATATCCACGAGGCATAAAGATATTACCAGCAATTGGAAGTGAACGCACATTTATGGAAATATTGAAAAATAGATTTGATAAAAAATTTACTGATGTTTATATGATTGCAGGAAGTGATAGAGTTGCTGAATTTAAAAGGCTAATTAAACAATATAACGGTAAGGACTATAATTTTGATACTACGGAAGTCGTGAGTGCTGGTGAAAGAGATCCAGACGCTACTGGTGCAACAGGTATGAGTGCTAGTAAGATGAGAGACTTTGCTATGAGAAATGATTACACCAGTTTCAAAAAAGGACTTATCACAGGCACCAAGGAGAAGGACGCTATGAAATTATTTAAAGACTTAAAAAAAGGTATGGGAGTGAACGAGGCTATGGCACCAGAAGATGATGGTTTAAGAATGATTAGAGAAAATTATCATAATAATGAAATATTTAATATGGGTGATATGGTTGAAAATATTAACAATGGTAATGTTGGTAAAATTATTAAAAGAGGACCTAACTATGTACAATATGAAATGGAAGATGGTGGTGTAGAGAAAGCATGGCTAAATGAACTAACACCAGCAAACAATATTGATAGTGAGATACAAGTTGAAGATGTTGATAAAAAGAAATTAGTATTACAAAAAAATGCTAGTCAATTAAAATCATTTAAATCTTTTGAAGAAGAAATTAATTCAGCAAAAGACGCACAGAAAAAAGATGTTGAAGATGAACAAAGTGAAACTGAAAAAGATGAAAAGAAAGATAAAAAAAGAAAGTTACCTATTGAAACACCAGGTCAACCAAAAATTGCAAATGTAGATACTTGGTCACAAGGACCAGATCAAGCAGATCAAATTAGAACTATGAGAACATTTAATATAAAAACACCTGGTCAAGTAAGAGACTATGGTAAATTAGTTGGTAATCGAAAGTTTCAAAAGTTTGAAGAAGTTGAATTAGATGAAAATATATCTAAAGTCACCACTAAAAAATCTGGATCAGATACAAATGTTTTTTATAGAGGAAGAACAAAGTATGGTTCTAATAAACAGATTGGTTATTATTTTAAAGAAAGAGGTAGATTTGTAGTATACCATGATAATCAAGATGATAAAGATGATTTTACACAAGAAGATGAAGCGAGAAACGAAAGAGAAGCTATTAAAATAATTTATGACACAGCAAAAAGTAATAGAGTTATTAGAGAAAGTACAATTGAAGAAAAAGGTCTATGGCATAATATTCACATGAAAAGAAAGCGTGGCGAAAGAATGAGAAAGAAAGGTGAGAAAGGCGCACCTACTCCTCAACAAAT